CGACCTCGTAATCGCGGACGGTCCTGTCGGCTAAGTGGTAAGAACTGTAGCTCTCCAACCTTTCGCCCGTTTTGTTGTTGATTATCTGATACATTACACCACCTCGAAAAAGTTTCATTAATTTTCTGTATATTTTTCGTTTTGTTTTTGCCTTGTTTTTGTCTTCTTTTTTGTTCTTTATTACATTATACACTATTGATTTTTATTTGTCAAGGGTTTTTTGAAAAATTTTTATTTTTTTTTTTTCAAATGTCGTCGCGCGCGGAGATATAGTTGATATACTGATTGTTATATTTATCGTATTTTATACCATACTCCGCGGCGAACTGTGCGGGCGTCGGGGTTGATATGTCTGAGTATATTGCTATAATACGCGACAACATATCCGCGTGCGATAACATTTCGCGATCCCATTGTGTCGCATCAGTCAGCATATTCTGCAGCGATTTGCGCGAATATGCTCGAAATTCGCTGCAATTTTTCCGCGTGTAACAGTAAATTGCGGGTTTATTGTCGTGAATTTCTATCGCGAATATGTGCCCATTTTTTACATAGTCATATTCATCAACGACCACAACATAACCTCGGCACTTTTTCCATTGCGATCCGTGCAGATTGTTGAAGCATTGCGACCGTCTCGCTGCACAATATTGCCTCGCCGTCATGTTCATCTGTTTTGCCTCCTTTTTGTCGTTTTTTCTTCTTTATCTTATTATATACTATTACGCTTTAAAAGTCAAGAACTTTTTAAAAAATAATTTTGTATTTTTATTATTTCGTTATATTACACAAGGAAAAGCGGGCAAGTTGTGCAATTTATATAATACATCAGAAAAAAGGTTAAAAAGGTTAAATTTAGATCACGAATTTTATAACCCTATTTTTTGGCTTAGCTACGCCGTTTGAAGGCAAAAGGTTAAAAGGTTAAAAAGGTTAATATAATAAACATATATATAATTACTACTGGTTTATGTATATACATATACTATACGCATATATAAAGGTTTGGAGCAATTTTTTTATAACCCTGTTTTTTTTGCAAAAAAATGCCCGCAAATGGCTTAAATACGCGGGTTAAAAAGGTTAAATCGTTTTTTAACCTTATAACCCTGTATTATGCATATTATACAAAAAACATTGATTGCTTTTGTCTATTTGTTACAATATAAAAAGGTTATAACATTTGCCGCTCTTTTTTCGATGTAATAAAATTTGACCCCCCACAACTCCCCGATGTAATAAAAACCCTGCAAAACCCTGCAAAACCCTGCAAAATCTGAAAAAAATCGCATAATTTGGATATTTTTTTATAAAAAAGCTTGACAATGCATGCTTTTTGTGGTATAATCTAAGAAAAGGAGTTGATTCCCATGGCTAATAGCGCGATATTGCGCGGTATCAAGCACGATTTGTCACATATAACAAGCGAAGATCTCGAGATCGTTGCTTTGTCAGATCTGCACATTGGTGACGCACATGTTGACATGAAGCTTATAAAATCACTTATTGACGATATACAGAACAAGCCGAACCGCTATTGTGTAATCCTTGGCGATTTGATGAACACGGCTATTACTAACAGCAAAAGCGACAGCTATCACGAGACTATGACACCGCAGGAGCAGCTTGATGAATGTGTAGCACTGTTGGAGCCTATCTCCGACAAGATTCTGGCAATAGTTCCTGGTAATCACGAGGAGCGTATCAGTCGCGCGGTTGGTTTTGATATGGTCAAGGAATTAGCAGCACGCTTGGACCTTGAAGAAATATATGACCCGTGCTCTGCACTTGTATTTGTTAAATTTGGTCATCACGGAAAAACATCCGCCCCGATCACTTATTCACTGTATTGCAATCACGGACACGGCGGGGGCCGTCGCATCGGCGGAAAGTTGAACAGTTTGCAGGACTATGCAAGAACAATAGACGCCGACGTTTTCGTTGTAGGTCATACACATCTGCCTGCAAGCTTTAAAACTCAGACTTATAAAATAACACCACAACGTGCACAAGCAACACTTCACGAGCAGTTATTTGTCAATACTGCAAGTGCTCTATCTTATGGCGGATATGGTAAACGCGGAGGATATCAGCCCGCGTCTAATAGCTATCCCGTGATCACTTTATCACATAAGACACATCATATGACTGTAACACTTTAAAACAGAGGAGAGCAATTGTATGACATTATCAATTGAGTATGTTGATATATCAACTATTAAAGCATATAAACGCAACAGCAAGAGACACCCCGCGGCACAAGTTGAACAGATTGCCGCAAGCATTTCCGAGTTTGGTATGAATGACCCGATCGCGGTTTGTGATAATGTTATAATCGAAGGCCACGGACGCTATCTTGCATGTAAAAAGCTTAATATGCAGACTGTACCAATTTTGAGACTTGACCACCTCACGGATGAACAACGCAGGGCCTACAATATTGTCCACAATAAGTTGTGTATGAATTCCGATTTTGATTTGAAGATATTATCCGCGGAGCTTGACGATATATTCAACATTGATATGTCAGATTTTGGCTTTGATGTTGACAGTATTCACGACGAATGGGAAGAACAGCACGAAGACAACAAGCAAAAAGAAAAGTTTGCTGATGCTAATATTCTTAACTTAGAGCGTGCGCAATATCCTGGTGTAGGTGATTACGATATACCGAAGCTTAATCCCGTGCACGCGGATGAGTTGCAGCACATTGACGAGTGGATCGGTTTTAACTATGTATTGACAGAGAAAAACCCCGAAAACAAGGCTGTGCATTTCTTTTTAAATGATTATCAGTTCGAGCGTATATGGAACAATCCTGAAAAATATATTGACAAATTGTCTAAATTTGCAGCAGTTGCGACCCCTGATTTTTCGCCTTATGGTGATATGCCGTTTTGTTTGCAACTTTATAATCATTATCGCAAGCATTGGGTTGGAGCATATTTACAAGAGCACGGAATTAAAGTAATACCTACAATCAGAGCATCAACCGATCCGCGTTCTTCTAAATTTTACCTCGAAGGAGAGCCCGAGGGTGGCGTAGTTCTTATATCTTCTATGTGGACTAAAACACAAGAAGAAAAAGATATATTTATAAACGAATATAACACTATGTATGACACGTTGAAACCTGAAAAAGTATTTATTTACGGTAAACAGATTGACGGTCTGCAGGGTGATATAGAACGTATCAAAACATTTACAGAATCAAGATTTAAGAAAGGATGATTTTATTATGGCAAAATCAAGCAGACCAAAAGATAAACGCCTTAGAGCTGTTATGATTGACGAGTGGAGAAGAAACGGCAGCACTTTTGATCTTGGAAAAGTGAAAGTCCATGCATCTGTTGATAATGGCGGCGGTTTTAAGACAACATTTAACGCAATGGCTCTGGGGACACGTAGCAACTTATTAATCAATACCGCAAGATCTGGCTTTAATTCAGACGGTACTGTTTTTTCTGCTGTATTGTCCAACAGACAGCCTACATCAGAAGGTCAGGAGATTATTAAAAAGCTGAAGAAAAAGAAGAAGTAATCCGAGAGCGGTTGTGCTTGTTATTAAATAACTATGAATGAAAGGGTGGTGGCTAAATTATGGCTGGCAGACCTAAAATTGTAATAGATCAGATGCAATTTGAACAGTTGTGCAGAATGCAATGCACAGAGGTCGAAATTTGTGCATGGTTTGGTTGTTCTGACGAAACATTAAACACATGGTGCAAAAAGACATACAAAAAGACATTCAGGCAGACTTTTGCAGAAAAGCGCGAAGGTGGAAAGATCAGCCTCAGACGCTCTCAGTGGAAGCTTGCGGAGACTAATCCGTCTATGGCAATTTTCCTCGGCAAGAATTACCTCGGGCAGTCTGACGACCCTCGCAAGTATGCAAAAGAAGAGACTACAGAAGACAAGATCGATCGTTTTATCGATGCATTAACAACAACGCTGACGACGACTGGAGACGATAACAATGACGAAGACAGCGGGGATTAATTCACTGTATTCGCAAAAACAGATCCGCGTGCTTCAATTTTCGCTTAATAATGATTTTTTCATGTTGATTAATCACGGAGCGAAAAGAAGCGGAAAAACTGTTGTTGATAATGATTTGTTTTTGTTTGAGTTGAAACGTGTACGACGCGAAGCTGACAAGGCGGGCGTGCCGCTCCCTCAGTATATACTCGCTGGCGCTGATTTGTCTGCAATACGCCGAAATGTATTAAACGAGCTAACGAATAAATACAACATTGAATTCAAGTTTGACAAGTCTAACAGGTTTGAACTTTTTGGCGTTTTGGTTTGTTGTTTTGGTCATTCAAAAATTAACGACCTTGGCAGAATTCGAGGTATGACCGCCTGGGGTGCTTATATTAACGAGGCGACTGTTGCAAATGAAATCGTATTTGACGAAATCAAGTCAAGATGCTCGGCCCCTGGAGCACGTATCATAATGGACACGAACCCCGATCGTCCTGGTCATTGGTTGAAGCGTGACTATATAGACGTAGCAGATCAGAAGACGATCGCACAATTTCACTGGCGTTTGACTGATAACACATTTCTGACGCAGCGTTATATCGATAGCATTAAAGCGTCGACACCCTCGGGCGTATTTTACGATCGCGATATTGACGGGCAGTGGGTAAGTGCGGAGGGTATTGTCTACACTGACTTCGTCCGTGATGTGCATTATATCTCCGCGGATTCCGTGGACGCGGACAATATTGTCAAGTATTGGGCAGGGATGGACTTCGGTTGGGAACACCCTGGAGCGATTTGCCTTTTTGCTGAAGACGCGGACGGCGTTGTGTGCTTAATAAAAGAATATAGCGCACAGCATAGAAATATCGACGATTGGATCAAGATTATAAAGCGTATTGAGGAGCACACGGGCGAAATAACCGTATATTGCGACAGCGCGCGCCCCGATTTGATTAACGATCTGCAATGTGCTGGCGTTTATGCTAAAAACGCACATAAAGACGTTATTGCAGGAATAGGCGAGGTTGCAACAAGATTTAAACAGCGTAAACTGTTTGTTGTCCGTGACAATGTTGATTTGTTTGACGAAGAGATCGACACTTATGCATGGAAGGACGGAGCAGACGAGCCGATCAAGGTAAATGACGACGTAATGGACGCGATGCGTTATGGTATATATTCCGAGCGCGTGGAGCGTGAGGAAGCTGCAGAGTTGAACGATGCGGTCTATTTGAAAGGTGGTTGGTAATAATGAACAATAACAATATAAAAAAATTGAACATATTGCGCATATCTGACGACAAGGATTTGATCACAAATCCGAAGCTTTTGGCTGATTATATTAAAAAGCATGACGCCGAGATAAATAACAAATATGCAAGTTTATGGCGTGCTTACTCTTGTAAAGCTGATATACTTGACACTAACAAGATCGAGGCTAAAGCATTGAACAAGCCCGACTATCGTATTGCTGTAAACTATCCCCGCTATGTTGTTGATACATACAACGGATTCGCCGCAGGTATACCGATCAAGGTCTCCGCGTCCGATCAGGCTGTAACAGATTATATATCACAGATTGACGCTGAGAATGGCCTTGATGATATATACGCAGAGGTGCACACTTCTAAGTGCGTTTTTGGTGAAGCGTATCAGTTGCTTTATGTTGACGAACGCGGAGAAATTGCAACAGTTGCATCCGATCCGCTCGAAGCATTTCCGATCTATAATAATAGCATAAAGCCCCGCACCCGCTATTTTGTCCGTACGTATTGGGATGAAGACAACAAGCGTCACGGAACTATTAGCGATGACACTTATGTTTACTATTTCGATTTTGACGGTGCTGATATTGTATTTACCGAGTCGCATCCTCACGGATTCGGAGCAGTCCCCGCTGTTATTTATACAATGAACAGCGCACGGATTGGACTGATTGAAATTATACTCCCGATGGCTAACGCTTTTG